TACGGATCAACATAGACCTTGTAACGACCATTTAGAACACCGGCGAATGTTGTAGATGCTTCATCAACATTTAGGTTGGTTGACAACGCAGGAGCGTAATCAAGAACACCTGCCATTGCTAGAGCACTTGCTACATCTGAAGAACAGATGATGAAGTTACCCTTGCCACGACGTGTTTGCTGAGCAATCGCATTGGCATCGCGTTCGATTTGGAACAAGAGACCCTTGAATTTTTCAACTGACCAACGACCGTTTGAATCAACATCCAAGTCGAATGTACCTGGTGTTGCTGTACCAACCTGAGCACCGACCTTAGCAGCGATGTAGATTGTACGAACAACTTCACGGTTAATTTCAGCAAGAATTTCTGTTGAAAGAATTGTGCTTAGTTCGTTTTCTGCATCTAGACCGTGTACTGCCTTCAAGTCTTGTGCTAGTTCGACTGAGTATTCTGCCTTCAACGCACGTGTCTTAGCAACAACGCTTGTACGCTCAATGCTGAATGCCATTTCGTTGAATGTACCACCAACAACGCCACCTTCTGCAGTTGTTGTGCTCATTCCAACGCCAGTGTTTTGACCTGTTGTTGGGTTTGAGAGTGAAGATTGTGGATCTGTAGTTGCACCAGCATCACCATCAAACAATGCATTGAGGTCACCAGAGAACTCTGTGTTTGCTTCGTTGAATAGTGCTTCGTCACCGTTTGGTGCTGAGTAACGTGCCTTCATTGCAAAGATCAAACCTGTTGGTTGGGTCATTGGCTGAACACCGCAAATATCATAAGCGATAAGTTGTGGAGCAGCACGGCGAACTAGAGAGATCAGTACTGGATCATAACCAGCAACTGAACCTGTCATTGCACCTAGACCACCCTGTGATAGTCCTGGACCACCGACGTTTGCAGGTGCTGTTTCGAACAATGCTTCGGCAGACTTCGCCATTTCACGTTCTTGGTTTTCTAGTAGAACAGCAGTAACTTCGCGACGATAGCTGTCTTTGATTGAAGGCATAGACTCATGATCGAGTACCGGTGCCCATTTCTTTTGTAGTTCTTGACGGGATAACATATTATAACTCCTAATTAATTTATGATTTACTTAGCATGGTCCAATTGCTTTAGATATGCATTCATAGTTGAACTATAAACCTTCTCTTCAGTAATTTCGACGATGCTATCTGTTACTACTGGATGGACTCCAGAAGTGGTTTTCTTACCAAAATAATTTTCACGAATCGTTTGTAACTTTACGGAAAATGTTTCTGCATCTTCAAAGGATAATTCTTCGGCAAGACTTTTGAACTTCTCAACGTCTGTGTCGGCAAGACCCTTTGCTGATTCTTCAACGATAGTTGCACGCTTCATTAGTCCTAGTTCTGTTGATAGACCAACTGAGTACTCAACTGTTTCGTCTAATTTCACTTCAAGTGCTTGGATTGCTTCTTCCATTGCACCGATTACATCGTATTTGTCTTCAGGTACATCGATGTATGATTCAACAAATACATCTTTTAGTTTTCCGATAAAGTTCTCTACGATCTCAGACTTTATACCAGACTCAAGGGCAAGCTCATTCTGTTCCATCCACTGCTCAACTATGTAGTTGAGGTATCCATCAACTTTTTCAATTAAACCCTCTTTGATCTGTTCAACTTGTTCATCCAAGCGAACGTCAAACTCTTCCTCAAGTTTAGCAACTTCTTGCTTTACTCGAGTTACAACTGCTGCTTCAAAAATTGTTGTTGCCTTAGTTTTGAATTCTTCGGAAAGATCTTCACCGTTTACTAGAGCAGCGATATCTTCAGAAACATCGATACGCATTTCTTCTGTCGCAGCAACTACTTCTTCTGCAACTACTTCTTCGGTGGTTTCTTCTTCGGTTACTTCTTCTACTTGTTCTGCTGTCTCGTCTTGAAGAACTTTTGATTCTTCAATTAGACTTGCGATCTTTTGTTCAATAGACATATTATATCTCCTATACTATATATTATTTAGTGTGTTACTTGATACTGTTTAAAAATGTTTGAAAGGCAAGAATTTTTGTCTCTTCCAATCTACTTGATGGAGCGTTTCTAATACTACGCTTCGCATCATCTATATTCCTTTCCACGAATTTCCCATCAACAAAAATCCACTCCATGCCTTCCATGATACCTCTTACAAATGCTTCGGGTGCCGAAGGATCTGCCACAAGATCAGCAGCAGTGGATAACATAAAGTCATCCTGTACAACCTGCACGCCACTGTGGTTTGCCTTCAATGAACCGATTGCTCGACTTGATACACCTAGATTTGCTCCACCATCAAGCAGACCCTTGGCAATGTTTCCCATTGGTGTATTCAAAATCTTTGCCTTACCAATATAATTCGTACCTTCTTTCTTCAATGACTGGATCATGTGTGATACACGATCAAGGTTGATTGTCGGGGAATCAGGATGACCCAATTCTCCGTATGCACGATTTTTATTCACGTACTCTTTTACATAACGGGCAACTTCATTATCCATAACCTTCTCTGGATAAACACGCCCATTGCGATTCTTCAGTTCTGATTGAAGAAAGATACCTTCAATGAAATGTTCCTTTTGCTTACCCTTGGTTTCTTCAACCAAGTATTTTACCTGGTCTGTTACTTCTGTAATGAGTTTCATATTATGCTCTTGGACCAATAATTGCTGGATCATCGTAAGAACCATACCAACCATCTTCAATGGTAGACTTGTAACCATCTGTCTTGCGAACACGCAACCAAAGTTCTGCTTGACCACCAGTAATAGTGACCACGATATCCTTTGTATTCTTTGTTGTCTCCGGAGTCATAAATTGACCAGTGAACTCCAAGTAACCTGCAGCACCTGCTTGTAGTGTTGTGATTATAACTGAGTCACGGACAATCTGAATAATAGCATTTGCTGCACCTGTCCATGCCATGCCAGTGATATCAACAGTCTGAGTAGCACCATCAACCACTTGAGTCGGTGCGTGTAGTAGATCAGAGTTCAGAGTAATGGTTGTTGTATCAGCATTAACTCCAGTGACCTTGACCACTGCCTCGAAGTCTGATATTTTTAGAAAACTTTTTGCGACTGTCATAATAATATCCTTATTAGATTTCTCTTACCACTTGTAAGAAATTTTCTTTGTTTGCTCTCATATGCTCCACGATATCCTGTCTGTCTACCAATAGAGCATTCAGCAAATCTTGGGTATCTTCGTCAATTGCAATGATAGATCCATCGTCTAGTTTGTAATCTATCTTATTTTCGATCAACGACTCAATAACATTCAGTGATCGTATATTCTGTATTACTGGATCTACACTGAACAACTTTGATGCTGCCAGACCAATATAGGATTCAATCAGAGTATCTGTTACCTTGATATTATGATGTTCCCGTATAAGTGTTGCAACAACATTATGGTCAATGTTATCGTAGATCTCTTGTATAACTTCTTCCTGTAACTGCACTTCCTTTATATGCTGCTTTGCTTCTTCGATACTGGTGAACTCTGTTTGTTTATAGTTGATCAGTATATCATCATTGACGGTCATGGTTATAGTATCGGCACCGAATGTTACTTGTTCTGTAACTTCGGCACCGGATAAATTATCTTTGATCGTCTTTGAGAATTGCAAGTAGTTCATTATTCTTGTTCTGTTTGCTCTTCAATTTGTACTTCTTCAGCAACCAATTCTTCAGCAACTACTTCTTCTGTTGTGAACATTGTCTGGGCGATTTGCAGACGCTTTGCTTCGATTTGAACAGATACTTTCTCTGCCATTGTATCTTCAAATGCAGATTCAATATCCAAGGCACTGCCACTTGCGATTGCATCAATTAGGTTACGTGTACTCATTTTACTTCTCCTTGTTGTTCTTGTGGAATTTCCTCAGGGATTGCTGTATTTGCCGCAAGCACTGCCTGTTCATCTTTCATTTCTACATCGATATCTTTGATGTCTTCCTCTGACTGTTGTAACACATGCTTACGGATCCATGCTGTGGAGTAATACTTTCCAACATACGGATCAACCTGCTGTAGCATATTAATACGTTGCATCAATACTTCATTGTCCTTCAGCTCAGAGAAGTAATTATCCTTTACAAAATCAAATCTGATGATGGATCGCATATCATCCCACTCATCCGGTCTGATAATACCCTTGGCCACCAACTGAACACGCAGAGTGTCCTTGAATAATGTACTGAACCTTTTCCTAAGTCTACCAATAAACTTACTGAACTTTACTTCCTCTCTGGTTATCTCAGAGGACTTACCAAGACTGAATACCTGCTCTGGTTTCAATCTACCAATCGGCACATTCAATGCCTGGAATAATTTATTCTGGAAGTACACAATATCGTCAATCTGTCCAAGGTTAGAATTCTTTGTGAATACGCCACAAGATAGAGCAAAGGTGTGGTGATTATGTACTAACTCATTCGAGTCAATAGTCAATGTTCCAACCTCTATTTCATCTGCCAAGTATTCAATACGCACAACTCTATGGTTATGCAAACTTTCCTTTACTCTAAAATCTTTCCAAGAATCATATTTACCAAACCTAGTAACACACTTGTCAACTAATCCTTTCGTGAACCCTACACTGATATCTAAGTTGGGGATACACTTGGTACTGTTCAATTCTAATAATCGTTCCACACAATGTTTATTACTATTTAGCGACTCAACAACATCGTGTATAGTAACTTGGTGTGTAGTCTTTCCACGAACCACATCAATGATAGAACAAAGAATATCATTGTCAAATTCAACTTCTTGAACCTTCTTGTGATTTTCTCTGCGAGATTTAGAAAGTTCAACATTGGACCATATATTCTTTGATATTGTCGATTGTCTAATACTTGCAGTTTCTCTGCAATCATCGGTCCAACTAAGTTTCCTAATATCAGATATATGTTTTGCAAATTCTGTATCAGTTGCAAGTTTCTTTACAAATGCAGCAGTACCAAGTCGTAATGCTTTATTACTATTGATAGCACGTATTGCTCTTTCTTCATCAGACTGGTTATCAATAAAAGATTGAACTCCAGATTGTACCTTTGCACAAATCTTATTGTATTCTAACTCAGATAACCCATTCCAAAACTTTTTGCTATTATCATAAGACTGTTTTACTTTATTCTTATACCAATCTGAATTCTTTTCTCGTTCTAATTTCATTTTTGCTGATGATGCAATAGTTCCTATCATCGGAGGGAATGAAATGGATCTATGATATCTAGCATGATCTCTCCAAGACATCAAACACAAATTTTCTGGAGAATTATCATGGCGATTTACATTCTTATGATGAACAACATATCCATCCTCAAAATCCTCTTCATATACTTCCAATGGCAATTCTGTATGACTCTTCACCATTCTGTGGGTATACTTCCATTTTTTAGTTGCATTATCAAACAGGGTTTCGTAGTCAAGTTTTTTGTGTTCAGAAATAAATTCCTTCTTACGATACAGAGGAATTAGACTTTCTCCTTCGACAAAATCCTTTGCTTCTACAAATCCTTTTCCATAAATTGGGAATTTGTGATCTGGAGTACAAATTATTTCTTCTCCACTATCCAAAGTCAACTTCATCACCTTTGCTGACTTCTGAGTAACTCCTGCCCAACTAATCAATCCTGGTTTTACTTCTCCTGTGAATTCATCGCAGGAATAAGTCCATAATGTTTTTCCCTGAGACATTTCTGATTCTATATCTCTGATACTCAATTCTCTGCCATCTAGTAGAGAAACTTTAGTGTCCATTGCGAAACAACCACCAGGCAATGTAGTGATCTCAGTGCCCTTACCACCTTCACGACGGGGCATCCAAAAATCTTCCAGCATGGACATGAACTTTCTATCGTCCCGTGTCTCACCAGTGCTGGCATCATACACTACCTTGTTTCTAAATCTATTCATAATATCATTAACGTATTGTTCTGCCTTTATCTTCGGCAGGTTACCAACATCAATGTAAAAAATTCTGCGTTCAGGTGCGCGAGATACTCTGTAGATAACCAATGAGTCTTCAATCAACTTCAACTGATTCACTGGTTTGATTGCCTTGTGTAGAAATGATAGCATCATTCCAGTATTGGCATCCACTAAACCAGATGGAGTATACACAACAGAGTCCAGTGATAACTTTACACCGGCAGTTGTCTGTTCTGTAATACCCTTATCGTTGAATAGATAATACTCATCAATTTTCTTGACAACCTCAACATTGGTACCTGGTTGTCTTTCTCTGATTACATTTTTGATCCTGCGAATTTTCCGTGGATCAATGGCACGCATTTCTACAATGCCATCCTTGATATTATTTTCATCGATCATGACATGATAGTATAGGCGACCGTCAATATACCAGGTCCTAAACATATCATGTCCACGTTCATCGATCTTCAACAACTGTAAAACTATTTTGAATTCTTCTGCAATCTTTTTCTTGATCGACTCAGATAACTTCAGGTCATCCAGGATAATCTCAACGGGTTGTTTACCGTCCTCTGCCATGATTGCTTCATTGATGATGTCTTCAATTGCAGAATCACAATCCGGATACTGAGCAACTTCTCTGTATCTGCGAATAAGGTCATTCTCATTTTTGATTACACCTTCAACATCCAGTACCATTCCATAATATGAACCGGCATTTATGGATGATATGATTGCTGAACCGTCATCGGCAGCAGGAGGAACAACTGATAGTATGTTGCTCTTCTCCTTGTCCTTTTTACCTAATGTTATCTCCAATCCAAAAAGTTGCAAAGTAATTCTCCAAATGTTGTATAATGTATTATACTTATAATGCTTTTACTTCTGCTTATACTGAAATCGGGAATGTTCCGACTGGAGTATCGATAGAAGTGCTAATACCAAATGCACCACTCATTGCTGTGTTAGATGTCCAATAGTTGTACTGGAATGTAACATCAAACATTTCAATCTGTGGATTGTCATAGTCAAGTTGAATTGTGCTAATAGTTGTTGGATACGCATCAACAAACTTATAGGACTTCACTTGTGCGCCATTGCGATCTAGTTGATGAACAGACATATCAACTTGGTAATCGCGGGGATTCACAATACCATTTGTGGCGTTCAAATTCTGAATACCATGGGACCATTGTTCAAACGCATTACGGATGTTGAATGATGTTTCGTTATAGATTGTAATGGTCCATGGAACAAATGTACGCTCACCAGCAAAGTTCACTGGACGACCACGGTAAAACATTTCTATGTTGGTGATATCAGATGATGGTAACTGAGCAGCCTTACATAAAAACTGTCCTTGTTGTCCAGCAATAATACCTGTTGTTACAAAGGATGGATATGTAATATCAACCCTAAACTGATTAGTACGTGCACCACCAGATGATAGTTGTGCCTTGAAATTCGAGATGCTAGCCATTTTGTATTCTCCTAATAATTATGATTAAGCACCAAGTTCACTGAATGCTACACCAGTTCTGGCGGCGATGAAGTTCAAAGTTATATAATTGATTGAACGTGCTGGTTTGATGTAGATATCAGCAACAAATTCGTTGCGGTCAATAACTTCACCAGTGTTGTTTGTGTCATCACATACCACTTGGAAATCAGTGATACCACGGCGACCTTCAACATCACGGAGGTATGGTTCTACCATGCTCTTGAACATCGCACGGGTGAACCCATCATTGAATTCGAATAGTTGATACTTAGCAGAGATTGCAATTGCCTTCTCAAGTACGATGAACAAACGACGTACATTGATACGATCAAACGCACTTGGTTTTGCAAGTAGAGTTTTATCACCATACAATACAGTGCCATTACCGGGAAATGAAACAACTGGATTAACACCTGCTTGGTATAATGTATCACGATCTGTCTTGTTTGGGTTGAATGCCAACTTGATACAATTCTTGATCTGACCACGATTCAATCCACCTGGTGACCACCAAGCATCATTTGTGTTATCTGTTCTGGCGCATAGACCTGCGATATCACCATTCAATGGGACGTAACGATATACATCATTGTAACGGTCATACTGATACTTGTAACCAGTATCAAGAGAAGCATATGATGTGCTTGGAAGTAAATTACGATAAGCAATAATTTTATCGGTTGCGAAAGACCCAAGTAATCTGATTGGATCGCCAGTTGAAATATCTTGTGGAGATACAAATGCTATACAGTCTAAACGGAATTCAGCAACATTGCTGATAACATCGATAG